ATCATACTGCCGTCGTACTTTCGTGGACTTCTACAGCGATATTAAAGTCGAAGTTTTTGATGGTGGATTTCGTGAGATCTTATTAAAAGAAACTCCTGTTGTAAGCGTATCTTCAGTAGCCTATAGCGAAGACTATGGCAAAACATATACGAACCTAGTAAAATTTGAAGACTGGGTAATCAAAGGTGACTCGATAGTTAGCATTAAGACAGCAGTATTCGAAGAAGCAATTAACGGATATCGCGTAAGTTACTTTGGTGGCTACGATCCTATTCCTGGTGATTTAAAGTTAGCAGTTTTGGATTTAATTGAGTATTACTCACGCAACAATGGCGCCGTACATAGCAGCCGCGATCTAAACCCAAACACTACACAAATCAATTATGTTGCATCTACTAATTTACCCGCAACAATTAAGCGTGTTTTAGATCAATACGTAGCGGACTTTACATGACACCTATAGGCGCACATCAGATGTTTGATTTCCTAACAGGAATCAAACATGGAGACATTTTAGCAGGAGCTACAGAAGCAGAGGCAGAAGCAGCTAGACAAAAATTTCTTGATGCTGCTCAAAAAGGAATACGGGATCAGATAGAGATTACACTACCTTTAGTGTATTTAGTAACTCCTTTTAACATAGCAAGTTATGTTAAAAGAGGGTTGTTAAGACAAAGTTTAAAGTTCCAAAGACTTGCAGTACCTGAAAAGCCTTCCGACTATAACGATGATGAAAAGTCTAAAAAACGTTATGATAAGGTCGCGTCACAGTATGAGAGTAAGAGAGCTTCTCTCGGAGAGTTTGTTACCTCTATTAAAATAGGTGGTATAGACTATTATCCAGGTGATATCGAGTATCACAACGCACTAAATAAAACTATGCTTAAATTTCCTGATAAGGAAGTTGGTGCTAAAATAATGTCTGGGCTAAAACAAAAGTATTCAAAGAAAATAACTTTTGAAGACTTAGTAGCCACAGCAACAAGAACACTAGAGTTTGTTACCGTTGCCGATACTATAATGGCAGGCGGTATATATAGTGGCGGAGAAAAGTCACCACAATATATAGCAGTACAAAACCGATATAGAAAAATATTACAAGAAGCAGGCAGAGAGCAATTTCAGTGGTTGACACAAAATACACCTGCACAGTTTGAAAATCCAGAGTCATTTCTTACTAATTATGACCCAAACAAAGATTTCTTGTTTGTAACACCAAAATTTAAGTCTAGCACTCAAGGCGGTCGAGACATACCTAATGAGTTAGCCAGGCCTATAATAATAGAAGCTATTAGATCTATTACCGAATATGGTATACTAACAGTTAATGAAAAATTTTCTGTTGGAGCTTTTGCAGCTGCTGGACATACAGGGGCAACAACTCAAGAAGAATCAGGATCACAACTAATGCCTATAGGTATTAATCTTCCTATGAGACAAGCAGCTTATTTATTTGCTACAGCTCAGAGTAATTTTAAAAATCTGCAGGCATTAAGTCCAACAACTTTTGTTGCAAATACAAAACACCTAGATCTTTCTATAGAATTTAAAAAAGAAGTTAGTGCCGATGTAAAAACATTGTTTTCTGCAATGTTTTCTATGGCAAAAACCATGCGTAGTAGTTTTAACAGTGACGTCTTATCGCATCAAGAAACATCATTTCTAAACCAGCAACTAAATGCTTCGTTTAGCAAAACCTATAGACAAATAGGAGAAACCTTTAACGAAAGATTTTTTAGTAAAAAAGGTATGGAGATGGCTGTAAATATGCAGTTTTCTCCTTCACTAAAAGAATCTATAGGAATGCTTTTAATGCATTCTATATCTGGTGGAAAAATGCCTAAGGCTCCTGGAAGGTCTACTTCAAGAAACAATTCTACTGGTACAGCTAAAGGTACAGCTAAAACTAAAGTTAAAAAAGCTCCTACGCCACAAAAATTTTCTTTGCCTAAAAGTAGTGTGGGTGGCAGCACTGTGTCTATGGTAGACCAGCCTATGGCCCCAACCGTAGATTTAGTTGGCCTACAGCAAATTATTAATAGTCAGTTACAGGATGTAATTAGTGCTAATATGGGCAACGGAACAAGTCGAAATGTTCTAAACTATAGAACGGGTAGATTGGCAGGAAGTGCAAGAGTCGAAAGTATGTCCAAAAGTAGACAAGGTATGATTACTGCTTTCTATACTTATATGAAAAATCCGTACGCAACTTTTAGTGATGGAGGAAAACAGTCCCTTCCAAAAAGTAGAGATCCTAAACTGTTAATTTCTACGTCAATAAGAGAAATTGCACAGCAGATAGTATCTAATAAATTAAGGGCAGTACCACTATGACAAAAAGAACAAGTATTGTAACAGCGCTAGCTGAAAAACTTAAAATAATTGATGGAAATGCTCCTTATAGTTCAGATCTATTTGGTAATAGCTACCCTAAACTAAAGTTCTGGGATGAAGTACAAGATTTTCCTTCTGTGTATCTTGTAGCAGGCTCAGAAATTCGACAGTATCATCCAGCGGATTTTACTTGGGCTTTTTTAAATATCAGTATTAAGGTTTATGTAAAAGATGAGTCTTATCCACAAGAAGAGCTAGAAGATCTTATAAACGACTTAGAGCATGTAATCAACAATAATCGTGTATTAGTATATGATACTACTAATAACCTTTCAACTACTGAAATATTAATTCAGTCAATAACTACTGACGAAGGGCTATTAGCTCCTTATGGTGTCGGTGAAATCAATCTACAAGTGCGTTACGCATTAGTATAACTCGGAACTATAACAAGTACGACAACAGATAAATATCTAGTCACAGTGCTTAAAATATTTCCAAAAATCATAAAGGAAAGAGTATGGCATTAAATTTAATCCGCAGTAGTCGAGTTTTCGTTACCACTAATTTAGTTAATGGTAAAATAGATTTGTCAGCAACCCCGGCTGTTGCATTTGACAATACAAATACATTTGAGATTCAGGTTCAAGATGGTTTCTCATTTACACAAAACACAGGTACTGAAACAGTTACCTTAAATGAAGCAGGTCCAGCACCTATCCGTGGTCAGCGTAGTTTTAATACTTCGTTAGAGCCAGTGGATTGGAGCTTTACTGCGTATATGCGCCCTTTTTACAATGAAGGTGCTACAATTACAGCAGGCCCTGACGCAAACGACGTAATTGACGCAGAAGAATCAATTCTCTGGGGAGCAATGTCTAGCGTTACTGGTAGTGGCTGGACACAAACAGCAGGTGCTTCACCATCTACACAACCTTTTAGTACAGTAGGCTTTGGTGCTTCTAATGCTCACCAATTGCAACCGTTTGGGTTGATCATTGTACTAGAAAATGTTACTTATGTTATTCACAACTGTGCCGTTGATTCTGCTTCTATTGACTTTGGTTTAGATGCTATTGCTTCAGTTGTATGGTCTGGTAAAGGTACGGAAATTGCACAATTATCTACTAAAATTACTTTGGTAGATAACAACACTCTTAAAACAACAGCAATGACTGGTTCTATTACTGGTACTGCTAAGTTGAAAAATACTGCTGCTCAGTATATTGCTAACAAGTTGTCTACAATGAGCGTAACAGCTGTTAACGTCGGCGGTGCTGCTAGCTCACAAATCTATCAAGTTGCTTTAACTGGTGGTAACTTAACCATCAACAACAACTTAACATATTTGACACCTGCTAACTTAGGTGTGGTTAATACTCCTATCACTTATTTCACAGGTACTCGCGCTATTAGCTGTAATGTTACCGCATACTTAAAAAGTGGCGGAACAAGCGCTACTAATCCAGACACTGCGTTACTATTAAAAGACTTATTAGCTGGTAGCAATTCCAGTGATAACACTTTTAACGTTGAAGTTAGCTTAGGCGGTAATAACCCGACTAAAATAGTTTTGGCCATGCCAACATCTATGTTGACAATTCCAACAGTAACTACTGAGCAAGTTATTTCTACAGCTATTACAATTAACCCACAAGGTACAACTTCTAGTGTGTACGACGTGGCAGCTACTAACGAGCTTACAGTTAAATATTACGCAGCAGCTTAATCGGCCACTGCATTTTTATAGAGACTGGGTTGATCTCCAGTCTCTCTTTTTAAACTTATTATTATAAAATGACTACTCTCTCTTTAAAAACACTGTTAGTTCCCAGTAAATCAGTACAGGTAGAATATCCTGGCATGCCTGGTTTTGTTGTTGATTTGGCATTTTTATCTCGCGAAACGCTTTTGTCGATTCGTAAGAAATCTACCAAAACAAGTTTCAAGAATCGTCAGGCTTCAGAAGACTTCAACGAAGATTTATTTTTACAACTTTATGTTGAAAACGCTGTAAAAGGATGGTCAGGTTTAAAACTTAGCTATCTTGAACAATTGGCGCCAGTTGATTTAACTGGTAAAGATATGGAAGCAGAACTTGGGTATACTCCCGAAAATGCACTATACTTAATGAAGAATTCCAGTAACTTTGACGGTTTTATTAGTGAACAAGTTACAGACTTGGGAAACTTTTCAACGACCAACTCCAGCAAGTAAACGAGCAGTTGGTCAACTATCTTCAAAATATATCGGTTAGCATGACCAAAGACGCATATTTTGAAATGTGCGAGATGCTCGGAAATGAGCCTATAGAGTCAGAGGTTCCAATAGAGTTTGAAGACTTCCCGCTAGAAGTACAACAAGCATTTAATGCTTATAGAATGTTAAGAGACGAGTGGGATACCATGAGTGGTAACTATTTAGGAAAATCCTTAATAGGTATAAAAGACATTTTAGAAGCAACAGAGATTGATCCTTCTGAACAGAAGTTTATAGTTATGCTAATACGTATAATTGATAACGTACGTTCAGATGAAATCAATAATAAGAAAAAGATGGAAAAGCCCGCTAGTTAAAAATTAGCGGGCTTTTTTGCGTTAAAAATTTTTTGGTTTGACAAAAGTGAGGTCACATGGTATAATGGTCTCTAGTTAAATTATCAAAAAATTTTGATAATACCCGACAGGAGTGTATATGGCCAATCAAAGATATGTATTAGAGTTTAGTCTACAAGACGTAGGTAGCACTCTTAAAGCAGGTAAAAAAGACGCAGACGCCTTTAGGGGTTCACTAGATTCTATTATAAAAGCAACCGATAGAGCTAAGAATAGTAGTAAAGGCGGCTGGAAGAACGCAATGATGGGTGGTGACGCGTATGATGTTGCCAGGGGTAGTGCGGGGGCAACTGGTGCTTCTGGTCGTGACTTTGCTAACCAAGCTCGCGGGCTTGATGGATTAGTTCGTTTATATGCCACATATGCTGCTAATTTATTTGCAGTAAGTGCTGCTTTCCGTGCATTAAGTGATGCTATGGATACTACTAACATGATTAAAGGGTTAGACCAATTAGGGGCAGCTAGCGGTGTTGCTTTAGGTGGTTTAGCAAAACAGTTTGCAGCAGCTAGTGACGGCTCTATTAGTTTACGTGAAGCTATGGAAGCGACAGCCAAATCAACAGCAGCCGGAATGAGTAAAAAACAACTATTAGAATTAGGGGTTGTTGCTAAAGGTGCTAGCCAAGCCCTTGGTGTAAATATGTCAGACGCAGTTAGTCGTTTGACCCGTGGTATTAGTAAGCTTGAGCCTGAATTATTAGATGAACTGGGACTGTTTACAAAAGTAGGCAAGGCCGCCGAAGATTACGCTAAAAGCGTAGGAAAGTCCGTAGATAGCTTAACTGACTTTGAAAAGCGTCAAGCTTTTGCAAACGCAGTTTTACTAGAAGGCCGTCAAAAATTTGGAGAAATTGCTGCCACCGCAAATCCGTATGATAAACTATTGGCTAGTTTAAAAAATGTTGCTACACAAATACTTAGCGTAGTCAATACAGTTGTTGCACCTATTGCTAAACTTTTAGCGGATAATACGGCTTTAATTGGTATTGCTATTGCAGCAGCAGCAATAAAAATTACCCAACAAGCATTACCGGCACTAGCAAGTTGGAGGGTAGGTTTAAAGTCTGCAGCAGATGACGCCGCAAAAAGAGCCCAAGAAATTAATACTAGTTTTGGAGAAGCTTTTGTTCAGCGTGCACAAGCACGAGTACGTTTACCTCAATTAGAATCAGCCTTAGATACTCAAAGACAGATTTATGCTGAAAAAAGTAAGTCATTTTTAAAAGAACAAAATGAACTAAAAAGCAACAGCGCTTTATCAAAAGCTATTGCTTCAGGAGAATTGTTAACTACTCGACAGTTAGCTTCCTTACAAGGCGAAATTACTAAAAAACAAGACAGTACTAATGCTAGTACTCAAAAGCATGTAGAAGGTTTACGCGGCATACAAGCTATTCAGTTACAAATGGTTGCAACGTCAAAAGATATTCTACAAGCTAATGATGCGGTTCAAAATCAAGCAGATAAAAGATCTCGTTATCTAAGCGAAGAATGGCAGCGAGAGAAAATTGTAGCGCAAGAGCGTGCAAAAGCAACTAAATTAAGTTTACTAGCGGGTGTTGGAGAACGTGTTTCTACTCAAGGCTTGGCTGCTGGTTTTGGTGGTTTCTACAAAGAAACTATGGCAAATAAAGACTTAAACAGAATTGATAAGTTTAAAACTGTTACAACTGGTGCGCTTTTGTCAGTTGGAACAGCAGCAAACATACTCGGTAGATCCCTTAGCGGAGCTTTAGTATATTTAGAAATTGCTGTAGCAGTTTTCGGAATTTTAAACTTTGCCTTTTCTAAAAACGGAAAAGAAACGGATACTCTTAAATCTAGTATAGATAGTTTATCTGAGTCTACTAAAACTGCTATAGATGTTGCAAAAAAATATGGGGATACCCTTACTGTTCAAAGTTTAAATGCAAAAGCAAATGCTTTCGGCAACTTAGCTGACGATATAAATACAGCGACTACTAATTTATTAAAGGCTGATGTAGCTGCTAGTGGTTTTGACAAATTTATAGACGGTTGGAAAACTATTTGGGGCGGAGATATTCGCACACAATTTACTAAAGGATTTACCAGCAGTATTAATGCAGCAATTGCAACAGCACCAGCTGGCGAAATTAGAGATAACTTAGAGAAAAAACTA